GCCGTCAGGACGGGGGTGAGCTTCACCGCCTCGAAGGTGAGGACGGTACCTCCCACCGCGTCGGTCGGCCAGATGGCGATGGCACTCAGGCCGACAGGGGCCCACTCCTGGATGGTCGTCGGGACCGGGCTGCCGGAGGCGGTTGTCTGGGTGCGCCAGTTCCGCTTCGAACGGTAGAGCTCAACGATACTCTTGCGCGTGAGGGCCTTGCCGACACGCGTCACCCGGGTGCGGTAGGTCAGTGTGCCTGGTACGACGACGAATGGAGTGTTGATGACCGTAGGGGCCGTCGCATTCCCTCTCCAGTACCCCGTGAACAGGTTGAATTGGCGGAGGCTCTCATTCAAGGCGTCATTCGCCTCGACCGTCGACCAGTACGGATCTCCGGTGTAGCGGTCCTGGAGGCGGGCCCGGAGCGTCGCGCGGGTCGTCGAGGTGTAGGCCACTAGAGCCGCACCACACAGCCGTGTCCGCCCCCACTGTCCGTCCCATTGAAGCCTGCGGGGCGACAGCCGCTCCCCCCGGCACTGTCAGAGCCGCCAAAAATAACCACGACACAGCCGGACCCCATTACTCCCGTCTCCTCCAGCGCCAGCACCGCTGCAGCAGCTGCCACCACGCGTGAAGAGAATCAGGCCAGGTACGCGACGGGAGGGGCTGGAGTGGCCGCGCCTCCAGCTGCTGTACCCGCGCGGTCAACAGAAACAATTCTGCCTTGAGCGCGACGAGCTCCGCGGCATAGTCGATCGTTACCGGTGGCTTGGCGACCAGATGGGAGCGGCGGGGTGGGAGGCTCACGGATGCGGCTGAGGGTATGAGTACCGGCGCCGGGATAGACGGGGGAAGTGGCACCACGATGGGAGCCTGCGCTACCGCTACAACGGATGGTCCCCCAGGTGCAGGCGGCGGGGTCCACAGCTGACGATCCCCGAGGTCGGCCGCATTCCCCACACTCAATCCAGGTACCGGCGCAAAGGCCATCAGGTTACCAGAATTGTCAGCAGGACCCCATCGGCGGCGGTGTCGGCATCAATAAACAGTTCGGAAAGATCCACCCCAGCCGGCGCGATCGTCAGTGAGATGCTGTACGAGGGGATTGAGTTTGTCGTCGGAATCGCGAGGACGGCGGATACGCCAGCCAACGTCGCGCGTACCATGCTAGCCGTTCCAATGTAGACCTTCCCGACATTCCCAGGCTTGGCCTGGAACAACGCCGCGTGACAGGTGAACCGCGCCGGATTCGAGTTAAGCCCGTCCACGCTGGGAGGTAGGGTCGCGGTGGCGCGAATCAGCACCCCTGGAGCCACGACAGAAATAGGACCGAGTACCACCAGCATCTACCAACTCCCTCTTCCTCCGAGTCCAGGATTGGGCGTGATCACCATCGACTCCACCGTCCCGAGGGTAATCCGATCCTCACCACTCGCGACCACGACGATCGGGGTGAGGGTGTTGCCGCCGTAGTTCCACGCCACCGCCACGCGCCAGATGAAGGGCTGGGCGGCGTTGGGGGTGACCCCTTTCCCGGCGCGCTTAATGTGTGCGACCGCCGCCCGCTTGGCCGCGGTGTCGATCGCCACTACGGCGCATTCCCTTCCGTCTCCTCGTAGACCCCACCCGCATCGGTGAGATCCTTCTCCCAGATGATCGTGCCGCCGTCATTCTTGAACTGCAGCTTGCTCGTGTTGCTGTCGACGACCAGCGCGTTGCGGAGGGCCTGATAGACCCGCCCCACCTTCTCCTGGACCGAGACGGTCGCCCCGGGGACCCCAGTCGGTTCTGCATAGGTGTCGACACTCAACCCGTCCACGACCTCCGCGTTGACCTGCGCGGGAGTCGCGCGGCTGCTGATGGTGGCGTCGAGGTTCGCAACCCGCGCGTCCCCGAGGGAGGTGAGGCCAGCGCCGGCTACCCCAATATCGTCGGTCTGCGCCTCAATCACGGCGATGTCCGCGCTAACCGAGGCCCCAGCCGGCACCCCCAACCGCGCGAAACCATCACCGGTCTGCGGAGTGTTGCCCGTGTAGGTCGTGAGGGTGTCGACTAGCACTACCCCCTGCACCTTGTTCGTCGCGGGGTCGTAGCCGTCGTCGGCGAAGTCCTTGAGATCGGTCAGGCTCTGCACGACCCCGCCGAGTCGCACCACATCAGCCGTGCCTACGTTCGCCGTCGTCGGCGCGGTCAGGAGTCCACCAATCGCACCGGGCAGCGCATCAGGAATGCTCAGGAGCGTGCCAGTGGGGGCAGCGACGTTGAAAAACTTCTTGAATCCGCCAGCGAGGAGCCCGACCGTTTCCGTCAGCGCAGTCGTCAGAATCTCCATGAGCGACGATTTCATGTTGCCGTTCGCGGTCAGCGCCGCGGGTAGTCTCGCCTGAATACCGTTGGTGCCGCCGATGATGTCTCCTGCTGTCTGCGCCGTACCCGCACCAGTCGGGCCGACCTTCACCGCCGTCGCATCTGCCAAGCCGGCTGCATCGATGACAAGGGTACGTCCTGCAGTGGCTGGACGGAGTGGGGATTGTGCCTCCAGCGAGAACTCCCCTACCACCTCTCCCACCTGTGAGACGCTATCGATCGTGCCGGTAGTGATCACGAGGGCGTAATTGCTGCCGGCCGCGTACCCATTCCCGCTCGTCGCGACCACACGAATGTTGTTCAACCCCGTCCGGGCATCAAAGTCGACCGTGAGCGTGATCCCTGCTGTCAACTCCGTCGTGCTGTTGTCTGGGTACGCAGAGATGACCGGCGTCCCCGCGAGGGTGAACGGAGCCCCCGTAGTGAATCGGCGTGACGTAAACTTAATATCGAAGGTCGTTCCGAGCGCATAGTCCCGCATCGCTTACGCTCCCGACGATAGGCCACCCCGGCCCGACAATCGGATTCCCCCACCACTCCCCGCAGGGTCGGCGTGCTGTGCGGCACCAACATCGAGGAAGCCCGTCGTCAACCCGACCGGGAACACCCCGAAGAGCCCAGCCGCTCGCGCCACTGCCCCACCCCCCGCGGTGGTGTTCAGCGAGAAATCACCCCCAGCCGCGTTGGTAAAGAATGAGGCGCTGCCGGTGATGAATCCGACGTTCTTTACACCGACAAGAGCCCCGAGACTGGTGTTCCCGGCCGTATTGTTGAATCCGGCACAGTTGAACAGAAAGACCGTACCAAAGGTGCTCAGCCACCCCCACCCGCTATTGCCCTCGGCGATACAATTGATGAACTGGACTTGATCGTCTGTCGTGCGATAGCCATCACGTCCATTCCCATAGCTGGCACAATTGGTCGCGACGCTGGCAGAATCCAGGCTGAACCCATCACTGGATGCCCCAGAATTACTGTAGGAGAGGCACCGAACGAAGGCGACACCTGTGCTTGTCGAGACGAGCCCGCTCACCGTATTAGAATACGCAACACACCCAACCAGCGGGGTGCTCGCGGAGGTGAAAGCAGCTTGAGAGGAGCACCCTGTGGCCGCACACGCTAGCAGCCCCGCTGCCACGGTAGAAAATCCATTATTAGTACAATTCTCCGCAGTGAGCTTGTAATAGACCCCAGAGCTAAACACAAAACCACGACTCGCGGTCAGCCCCGCTCCATCGACACGCAGATTGACGACACCCATCGGGGTCGTTGTTGAGGGGGTTGTCACGATAGTGAATGTCGAAATGCCACTCGCCTGTAGGAGAGGTGGGGTCCCGAGATCGCCGCGCACCGTCTGGTACCCCTCGCAATAGGTCCCCGTCGTCAGGGTCACACACCCGCCCGCGATATTGGCGGTTGCGCTCGTGATGGAGTACGTGCCTGCCTTTCCGTGTATGATCATCCCCGAGACGGTCGCATTCCCGCCGGCCTGCCCCGGACTTGCCAAGGCCCCCCCGATGTTCAGCGTCATCCCGGTCGAGGCTGCGATCGCCGCGTCGATGGTGATGCTTGTCGTGCTCGCCCGCGCTGTGACCTGACGCCACTGTGCCGCAATGGCACCGGTCCCCCCTTGGAAGTAGACAATGTTCCCGACGATGGTCGTCCCGAAGTTGGCCGTCACCGAGGTAATCGTGGTGGTACCCACCGCCACCGCGTCCGTCGTTGAGATATCCGATCCGACGGTATTCTTGGCGTCCTGCTGCGAATAATCCGTGCCAGCTGCTCCCGTGACGAACCCCCCACCGTTGGTGTCGTTCCCGGCCGTCCGGACTTCCCACACGCTATTTGCTGAAAGGGCCGAGAGGAGGACCCCTGACGCGGGATGATCCGGCCACGCCCATGCGCAGAGGAGGAGCCCGACTAACCCCGTCTGCACTAGGAGACGCCCCCAGGGAATCCGGACGGGTCCCGCACGCGTCTCCGTGGCGTGGCGCCACCACGCCACGCGGATCACACCGAGCTGTCGTGTACAGACCTTCACGACATTCCTAGGCGTCATCGCGCGAAGATAACTACAGATCACTGGAACACAGACGCGCGCCTCGACCGACTGTCCCCCCTGCCGAATACCGACCGCACAGATCGCGAGTACCACAGTCAGCCACGTCTGCACGTGTGGGGGGAGCAACTGACGCAGGAGGATCGTCTCGGTGATGACGTACTCTGCGATGTCGAGCGACTGAAAGATCTGACACCGCTCGCGCAGCGTCCGCCACCGTTGAACCCCGTGGGTCTTCGCGAGATTGACGATCTGTCGATCCGAGTAGGTCGCCCGCGCAATCTGCCAGTCGAGAAGGACTTGATGGCCTAGAGTGAGACTCCGACCGATCTGAGTAGTGATACCCGTCTCCAGCTCCACGCGCCGTACAGGGGTTAGCCTGTAGCGCACCGCCTCGATGGTGCGCATGGACGCGGCAAACTGGCGTACCATCTGCTGCCCACGACGACGACGGAGGGAGAACTCATGCACGCGGCTAGATCCGTTCAGGATTGACCGCAATCTTCATGGTCAGATTCAGATTTGCGTTAGTGTTCTGCTCCATGAAGGTGATGTACGCCCCCGCCAAGGTGATGAACGCGCGGACATCTTGATTGGTGATTGGGGTGCGCCCATCGATCGCAGACCCATCAACGAGGATCTCCACGTCATTGGGGAAGAGAGTCAGCCAATTCTCGGCCGTCGCCTCCGCTTGGTGGATCTTCAACAGCCCATAGAGCTGCCCGAAGCGATCCGCGTCCGGACGGATCTTCGCGTTGGCGATCAGGATCGCCTGCGGGTTGGTGTTCGGCATCGTCGTCTCCTACTGAGGGATCCCGAGGAAGTGGAGGGTCGATCCCGCCCCCGCGACCCAAAGATCCGAGAGCTTGATCGGCGCCCCGGTACGCGATGTTGCAAGTGTGACCGGCTGGAGGTCGGTCGAGTCGACCTTCGTCCCCCAGACGGTCGAGGTCGTCAGCGTGTCGTGCCCCAGAAAGGCATCCGCGGCGTCGGCCATCAGGAGCACCTGCTGGTAGGGGATGTCCGCCTTGGGATCGATCGCATTGCCCAGCGAGGCCCCGCCGTACGCATTGGAGAGCCGCTGCGCCGCGGCTGCCAGGACCAGCTGTCCACTCACGATCATGTCGGCCTACTTCCGGTCGACGGTGTTGCGGGAGCTGGTGATGTCCCAGGGCGCCTGTGAGCCGGCCGGGTTGCCCCCCTCGACCTCGATCGTGTAGGGTGGCTTCCCACCGAGGTCCGGGACCGGCGTGCATTCACCGCTCGGAGTCGGCACCACGGCCTCCGCGAAGGGGGAACTCACAATCCCATTGCTGCCCGGATCGCTGTCGAGCCCCCCGCCGATGCCATTCAGCCCGGTTCCACCGACGTCTGGGGTCGGCCACGCATCGCTGAAGGGGGACTGCCGAATACCGTTCTCATTGCTCATGACTAGGCTCCTTAGTAGTAATCCGCGAGGGTCGCATCTGATTGTCGCATGAGCGTCGTGTCCGCACTCAACGCCGCGAGCCCGAATTTGCTGAGGTCGGTCTGCACGAGGTCCATCAGATACGTATCATCATCCATCACGTCAAGGGACTTCGCCGCCGCGTCAAATTGATCCTCGAGCGTCTTGGCCAGGGTGAGGTTGAAGTAGGGATTCCGCTGCGTCGGAGTCCCCGGCCACTTCGCCGCTTCTGCCAAGGCGCCCTTCTGCAGCACGGAGGTCCAGGTCGCCAGCGCCCCCTTGAACTCGTCATCGTCCCCCAAGGTATCGGTACGCTTGAAATATTGGAGGATGTAGCTCCCCGCGGCGGTCGGGTAGGGCCACGCTTCGTAGGTCACCCGCCCGGCGAGGGAGGTGACCGTGGAGAGCCCAGCCGCCGCCAGCACCCGGAAGCGTGTATCGGCTGCGATCCGACCGGGGTCAAACAGGTCGAGACGGTCTTTGGAGATCCACCACGCGATCGGCCGCTGAATCGTCATGTCGGTGACCGTGTGAAACGAGCGGAAGTCCGCCGGCATGACCAGGTAGATGTCCCGGATCACCGCCGTCTGCGCACCCCCGGTCTCCGCAAAGCGCTGCGTCAGGGTCGCATTGCTGGCGTCGGTGACGACATCAATGGTGTAGATGGGGGTATTCGAGCCGACCCGGACCTGCCGCCCCACGTCGGTCGCCACAAACAGCGCCGCCGAGGTGATCGCGGTGAGGCCCTGCGTGAAGGTAATCGTGAGGGAGCGGCTAGCTAAGGTGGTGATCAGGGCGTCCGTACGGAGCCACGCCCAGTGTCGCCGACCGATCAGATCATCGTAGGAGGTCTGACACCACGACTGGACCAGGGATGGCGGTGCCGCCGGCACATGGAGCGCAATGAGCCTCCACAAGTCGCCAAACGTCTGAATAGCCATCCCTGATCCTCACCTCAGTCCCGCTGTGCGTCAGCCCTTGCCGTAGAACGTGAGCGTCCCTGCAAACCCGGAGAGGTCGACCGCCCCGGCCACTTCCGCTCCGGTGTTCGGGATGAACCACATGATCTTCTGTGCCGCGTAGTCGAAGAAGGGGATCCGGATCGCCGTCGAGACGGTCCCGCCGTTGTTGCCGATACGCCCCTCGACCGCGTAGACCTCACCCATCCCGAGGTCACCGGACGCATTCACGGGGTCACCCCCTGCGACATACGACGCCGGCCCGGTGTACCGCACTTGTCGCGCCAGCCGGTCGTTCATCCGCTCGCGAGCGGGGAATTTGGTTTCGTCGATATTCATAAGCGTCTCCTCTGCCCCTCAGTAGGACGCCACGGAGGAACCTCTCAGCTCCCCCATGACGCACCTCCTGTGTTTAGAGGACCTCCGGCACGTCGATGTCGACGATCGCCATCGCGGTGCCACCCTGGAGCGCGCCAGCCGTGCGCCCGATCGGTGGATACGTCGCCGCGGAACCGGCCGCCAGGACATCGGCCTTGGCATTGGTCGCCGAGGGGATCACGAAGTTACCGGCCGGCGTGACGTTCGCCACGACCACCGCGTCGATGAAGTTGACCTTGCCCTTGCCCTTGACCTGGATGCAGGTGAAGTTGCCCGGGGTCACGACATTCTTGAACACGCCCGCGACGCGCCCTCGCCCCAAGGTGGTCACCGTCGTGGTCACCACATAGTTGGCCTGATCCGCGAACCACGCGACCGCGCCGTCATAGGGCGCCACGGCCATCGTGGAATCGGTCTTGACCAGCTTGAATGACTTGGGGAGCCCCTCCTCCCCCGTCGCCAGCGTCTGCGAATCGACGGGGATCGTGCGCGGCGGGTTGATGTAGCTGAAGCGAATCCCCAGTTGCCCGGGGTACGCCAGGGTCGGCTCGTTCATCGCTTCCGGATCACCCCCCGGAATGAAGACGGGCTGACTGAACCAACTGTTCGGTGACATAGTGTCTCCTAGTTAAACGCGGTCAGCTCGTCCTACTTGCTAATGTTGTACAACCCGCGCTGTAGGCGTGGTGCCCGGCATGAGAAATTCCCGCCGAACAGGATCTGCCCGGCAACCATGTTGTCGTCGCGTGCGCCCTTGAATCCGGTGAAGCCGAACGCGAACTTCGGGGACTGGGCGATGTAGAAGCGGAGGTACGCGTCGTCGCCCTGGGGTCCGGGGTTCAACCACCAGAAGGTCTCGCCGTCGGTATCCAGGTAGTTCCCGAGGTCGGGGTCGTTCACACCGTCGGCGCCGGGCGCGTACTGGCTGACGACGATCTTGGACTGGTTGAACTTGAGGCCCGGCCAGTTGATCTCCGGGTCGACGACATCGACGATCTGGTGCGGGAGGAAGGTCTCCGAGATGTACCCCATGCCGCGGTTCGTGGTGACACCGATCGCCGGGTGCTCCGAGCCGATGCACGTACTCAGGTACGAGTGCTGGAGTGCCCTGAAGGACATCGAGGGGACCGAGGGGGTGATGAGGCCGACCGGGGAGTTGAGCGCCCCACCCACCGAGAGCCGGTCCTGACCACCGTAGGAGGTGAAGGTCGCGCCAGTCCAGGTGACATTGATGCCGTCTGTGAGAGCCTCTTCCAGGCCGTTGATCTCGGCCGACCGATCATCCCCCGGGAGGGCCTGGCCGTGGTGGAACATCGCGATCTCGAGGATGCCGGAGAGGGTGAGCGCTGCCTCAGCCATATCCGTCTTGACGATCGAGAACATCGCGTTGGGGCCCGTTTGTTCAACCTCGATATCCTCGAGGAACTCGGTGACGTTCACCTCATAGTACCTCGGTGTAAAGAGCATACCGGTCCGGGTCTGGCGCTTGGTGATGTTGAAGGTCGCCCCCTTCTTGTAGGCCCCGCCGCGCATGGGGGCGTACATGTAGTTTTCCTGAATCTGCGGCCCGATCCACTTCCGGGTAAAGCGGGTCTTCAGGTACGCGACCAAGGGGCCGGCGCGGAAGAAGTTGTCCACCACCCCCGGCATGATCGTCTTGGTCGTGACGGTGTTGACGTCGTCGAGCAGGATCGGCCCCATGAGGAGGGGCAGACCTGCCGCAGGCGCGACGCCGCTGGCCCAGAGCAGGAGGGCCATGCAGAGTGTCGTGAAGATCGGATTCGCGCGCACAAAGGTGAGCGCGCGTGCTAGATGTCGCATGATCCCTGTGTCCTGTTCTCCCTACCGTGTCGCGGGCGTCCCTGCGGCGCGTTCAGCCTGGAGGCGGTTGTAGTGCGCGGTGGCCGCGTCGACCACGTTGTCCTTCACCGCAGGCGTGAGTGCGTCCAGGGGCGACCCTGACCCAGCCCCGGTCGGGGGCGGATAGGGCATCTGGGCCTGAGACTCCGCGTACTTCCGTACCGCCTCGTCCGCGATGTGCTTGTCGTGGGCGGCGGTCGCGTCAGCACGGTGCTTGTCCAGGCGTTCCTTGTGTACCAGCTCGTACACGCCCGTGAGCCCGACTTCGGCGATCTTGGGGTGACGGAGGAGCGGCTCGAGATCCACGATCTCGTTGAACAGGGTGAAGTGGTTCCGGGTGATCGCCTGCTGATCCCGTGAGTACCCCAGGAACGACGCACGCTCGCCGCGCATGTGCTCCTCGAATTGCTCCGTCGTCATCCCGCCCGGCACCGGGTTGGGGTTCGGGTTCGGATTGGGGTTCGGGTTCGCGGGATCCACCTTCTCACCTTTCAGGACGCGGGCCCCCACCTCAATGGCGGCCTTGTTCTGGGTGTGCCACTTCGCCAAGTTGCCATGCCACTCTGTCAGGCCCCCTTCGCGTTGATCGAGCTCGGTCGCGCGTGTCGCGAGCTCCTCGCCATCGGTGCGGAGCTTCGCGAGCTGGCGGTCGATTTCGGCTTGGCCTTCGACCCCATTCCCGATCTCCGTCATCAGTGCTGGATTCGCCAGGAGTTTCTCTGCGGCCGCCTTCTGCTCCGGATCCGTGATCTTGCCGAGGAGGCCCTTGAAAAACGCGGTACCTGTGTCGATTCCCTTACCCATGATTCAATTGTCACCGTCTCTTCCCGGCCCGGGCTCCGCGGAATGCAGGGCCTTCCAGGAGGAAGCTCTTTACATGCTGCCGCTCGCGAAGCCGCCGCCCGGGAAATTCATCCCGGGGGATGCCGGCGAGCCTGTCTGCCCGCCCTTGATCACCAGCTTCGCCATCGTGCGCTGCAGGAGATCCTTCTGCAGGGCAAAGTCATTCGCCATGTCGGGGGCGATCGAGGCCATCGAGTCCAGCATCCCGTAGATGGTTTCGGCCCCCTGCATAATGCCGACGAGCACCTCCGGCGAGACCGCCCGGCCGGGGGTCCCTGCGGTGAGGGGCTGCGACATCTGCGCGAAGGAGGGCATCTGGGGCTGCTGACCTGGCTGTGGCATGGAGGCGTTGGCCATCACCGGAGAGGGGGGCGGTCCGTCGAGGACTTCCTGCCCCGCGCCGGGGGAGGTCATGCCACCCGCACCGGAGGCCTTGCGTTGGGGGAATCCTGACCCGGCCATTACCGCCTACTCCCTAGCTTGCGAATGGTGCGGTACCCCGAGACGATCTTCGCGCCTACGTCCTTATAGCTCGGCCGTGCGAGCCGCGGATCCTTCGTCCCCCGCGTGTTCGGGAGGTCGATGTCCGATTTGCGCATCGGCGGTCGATCCCCGAGGCGGTCTAGGAAGCTGCGTTCGTCGGGCATCAGCGACGCCTCCGGGGGGACCGGGACACCATGCGCGACTTCCCCCGCGGTGGAGGTTGTGGGCGCGAAATCGCGGGACCCTTGAGTGGCATCTCATCCTTCAGGGAGGAGAATTTGAGGGACTGATTGACCGTGGGGGCCTTGTGCATTACCGCCCTCCCGAGATCAGCGCCCGCTGCGCCGGGGACCGCTTCGTCGGCCGGGTGGTCTTGTGCGAGGCCATCGGGCGCATCGGTGACAGCTTGGAGAAGTCCGGATTATCCACGGTTGGGGGCGGGTTGGTATCGATCGCGCCGGTTGCGAAGTTGTAGCCGGCGAACGCACCCCGATTCGTGGGCGTCTTCCTGGCCATCTACCGCCTCCCTCGCATCGATCGCATCGATCGCCCCGTGGTCCGCTTGGCCTTGCGGTCGCGCGCAAACTCCTGGGGGGTGTGCGTCGCGCCGGTCTTCATATTCTTAGCCTCGACGACCTGGCCGCCCTTGAACGCCAGTCGCGTGTCGGTGCCTGTCTTGTAGCGGTAGCGCGCACCCTCAAGCGGCATGGACGACCTCTGTACGCGAAAAAAGGCCGACCCCCCGAAGGAATCGGCCTCGCACGTCTCGCCAGGACCAGCCAGCAGACGTCGTGGGCGCGTGATGCGCGGCTAGGGTGTACCAGATCGTTTCGGCTTGTCAAGGCCGCCGGCCGGCTGCCCATGACAGATGGCCAGTTTGACCGGCTGGCCGAGCGAGATCTGACGGGGGACCCCGTTGAGAAAATCGATCGTGACCGGGCCGGTGAAGCGTACGCGGTAGATCGCCTCCTGGAGCGCGGCGAACTCCAGCTGCTCGGCCGGCGGCAGATGAGCGAGCAGCTCGGCGATACGCTGATCCAAGGTCATGCTACACTGAGCGGGTGGTTGCACCCACTCCCCTCGATGGGCAACGCTTTGGACGGCTGATCGTGATCGATCGCGCCGAGAACGATCGCTTTGGCAAGGCGCGTTGGCGCTGTCGCTGCGACTGTGGGAACGAGATCACCACGCGCGCGAATACCCTGCGGAAGGGGGAGACCAAGAGCTGCGGCTGTCTGCATGCCGAGACGGTGAAGACGGCGCGGCGTACGCACGGACAGGCACGATCGCCCCTCTACCGGATCTGGTCGGTCATGAAGGGGCGTTGTTTGAATCCCTCCGATGCGAAGTACCAATGGTACGGTGGACGTGGAATCACCGTGTGTCAAACGTGGCAGGCGAGCTTTGAACAGTTCGCCACAGACATGGGGCCACGCCCGATCGGTGCAACCCTGGATCGGCGCGACAACAACGGTCCGTACAGCTCGACGAATTGTCGGTGGGCGACTCGACTGGAGCAAGGTCGAAACACACGGAAGAACTTTCGCGTAGTCTACGACGGACAGGCTCTGACACTGGGGGAATGGGCGGAAAAGACTAGCATTCCTGAATCTGCGTTGTATTACCGCATCCGACAAGCCGGATGGCCCGTTGCTGTCGCACTGACAACTCCCAGTCGTGGAAGACGTTGGAGTCCCAAGCGACAATTGACTACTTAGGACTTTCCGTGATAGTCTGTCGTGGTGCGCCAGTTTCATCCTTCTTTTCCTCTGATTTTGGGGCTTGCTGTCCTGAAGATTTCCGCCCGGCCGGGTTCTCTGTCATTCCAATGCCAAGAAGCTGTTGTGCTATAAGCCGCTCGGTCACCGTAATCGGGGTGCGGATCTCCAGGAACTGGCCCGGGCGCTGCGGGTCCGGAAGGAACTTGCCGGCCTGGAGGCCCATGAGCAGGACTGCCGGGTCGTCGGGCATCTGGAGCGGCGGGAGCGGGATCGGGGGTGGGGTCCCGATGTTCGGGGTTTCCAGGGATTCGTGGAGCGTCCAGAAGTCTAGGTAGCCCATGCGCGCCAGCTGGAAATTCATCATCTTCTTTTCCTGCGACGACATCGCCAGGATCGAGTTGGGGGCCACAGTGAAGATGAACATCTTGGCGAAGGCCTTGGCACGCGCGCTCCGTGCCTTGGAGCGATCCAGCTCAGGCTTATAGCCCGGGGTGGGTTGCGGTGTGGCGACCCCAGTCATCGGGTCGGGGGTCATCGTCTGCGCCTCCATCGCGGGGACCAGGGAGTCGGCGTCGAAATCGAAGTCTTCGAGCGCGAGGCCGGCGTCACCCAGGATGTTCATGCGGCGGGAGGAGGTCTGGAACTGGAAGATGTTGAACTTGTGCATCTGCGCGACGTCACGGAGGAAGGCCTCCACATTCCGACCCTCTTGCCTGAGCTCGGGGGTGAGGGCTTCGTAGTACTTCTGAATGGTGTCAGCCCCGGGCATCTGGCGGAGCTGCATGAGCTGCTGGAGATTCGCGACGCCGGTTTGCTCGTCGTGCTCGGTACAGAGCTGGCGATAGACCTCCAGGAGCAGCGAGAGTACCTGGGGGTTCGGGCCGTCGAGTTTCTTGTAGGGCTCGCGCGAGGGGCTGCCGAGCATGGAGATGCCGATCTTCTTCCCGGGGCGCTGGGGGTCGAACGCCTGCTGGAACGCGCGACTGACCGACTGCTTATCGAACTGGGTATCCGCGTTGGTCCACTGCTTAATCCCGAGGCGGAGGTCCTTCATCGAGTCGTTGATCGCGTCCTGAATGGGGATCGTGTCGTGGAGGAGTGAGAGGCCCAGGAAGCACCAGGGCACCGACCACAATTTGAGGCGTGAGAACGGATACATCGAGTGCCAGAAAGGGTTCGGGCCATCGTACAGGATCAGTTCTGGCGTGGAGACGATGAGGCGCTTCTGCGGGTAGAGGGGGCCGCCGGGTTCGACGACGTAGGACCAGTTGGCCGTGGGGTCCCCCATGACGATCGGCTTGTTGGTCAGGTTGCGCGTGAGGTCATTCAAGTAGGTGCGGTAGAGGACAACATCCCCCGGGCGGACCGGGCGCGCGGCGGGAATGGAGGCGAGGCCGGAGAGGGTGTCGGCCGCGGGGGTCTGGATACGCGCGACAATATGGCGGAAGCGGCTCATGATCGTGGTGAGGAGGTTGTCGGGCGCGGGGCGGAAGGCCGATTCGAACTCTTTGTATTTCGAGCGCATGGCGTTGATCGAATGGGCCTCCCGGAAGATGACCCCCTGCCAGAGCTGTGGGCTGGGGTCCGAGGAGGGGCGAATCGCGAGGGTGTCCCGGAAGTCCTTCGCGATGATCTTGTGATCGCCGGTCCCGAAGGAAGCCGAGGTGTCCCATTCGATGGCCAGATCCCCGGTGCCCCCTGCGAGGGCGTACTTGATACAGTCGCCGAGGGTGAGATCGGCCATCGCCTCGAGCCACCAGGCCACCGTCAGGCGGTTGAGGAGGTCGCCGTGGAAGCTGAAATTCGGGTCGGTCGCCCGGTAGCCGAACACGGGCTTGATATCGGTGAGGGCACTGACGTGGGCTTGGGTCGCCTTGCGGGACTTGTTGATCACCGCGAAGGGGAGGTACTGGAGGGTCAGCTGCGCGTTGTCGCGCTGTTCTCCAATGATGTAGCGCATCCCCTTGTCAGCCATCTCGAAGGCGGGATCCTGGCGGTTGATCAGGTCCCCTTCCTGGACGGCCTCGGTGATCCACCCCAGTACCCGGGGGTCGCCGCCGAGGCGGAGGCCATCGCTGGTAATCGGTGGGAGACCGTACAAACCCGAGGGGCTGAAGTCCATGATCTAACCTTTCAGGGCTGTTTTCGCGCGGCGCATGCCGGGGCCGAGGGGGATGGAGGGTTTCGTCTCGCCATGCCGGCGCACCGAGACTTTCGAGGATTTGGTGTGCGGGGTGCCGGAGTCGTACACCTGGTCGCCGATCTTGCCACGGTCCCCGAAGGCGGAGACCCCCATGTTGGAGGCCTCCTGGGTCCAGGCGCGGAAGCGGAGGGGTTCGCCTTCGCCGTTGCGGTAGCGCTGCTCGGATTCGCGCTCAACCGTGCGCAGCTTATGGAGGGAGTCGATCTCCACCGGACGGCCGTCGACATCGACCGAGAACTTCTGGAACCCCTTCCCGGTGCCGCCGTCGCTGCGGGCGTCCATCGCGAAGTCGCCGGGCTGGGGGGCGATCTCCAAGATGCCGCGGCAGAGCCCCCAGTACGTCGCCTCGGCAGACGGCACCGCCCCACAGATCGGCGGCCACCCGTCCCCACCGACATCGCGCAACCGGTATGTCACCAGGTGGAGGGTACCGCAGGTCGGGCACCGGTAATAGTTGGACGGCATCTACCTGGATCGCTCTACGAGGTCGAAGAACTGCTCATAGATCCGGGGGGCGGTCCGGTTGACCAGCTGTTCCACCGTGAGCGAGTTGCGCTCGGCCTTCTCCTTCAGCGCCTCCAATTGATTCGGGGTGAAGGGCAGCCGGACATGGAGGAAGGAGATCCCCGCGAGACGCTCGACCTTCTTCCGCAGATCGGGCGCGTTCAGCAGGGAGCCCCCACCGAGGATCGTCTCCAGGACCTCCAGGATCTCACCCCCGACCACCACGACGCGGCCCGGTGGCAGGAGGCTCACCCCCGCCTTCAGCTTCACCCGCGCGACCTCCTCGATGTCCTTGCGGGTCGCATCCGAGATCTCCTGCAGCCCCGCCAAGGTGTCGTCATCCACCACCACGCGAATCGTGTTCATCGGCGGCTCCAATTCCCCAGGCCGGTGCCCTCCTGGAGAGACTTGCCATACCCCACAGGGTAGTTCGCTGAGGGCCGCCCCTCAATCCGTGCGGGGTCGTTGCGGCGGTCGATGGCACCCCTGAACACCGGTCGGGTGTGATCGTCGGGTTCACAGAAGAGGGTCCCCGAGATACGCTTCTCGGGCTGGAGGCTGGTCACAATCATCGGACGCTGCACGGTGAGATCCACCCAGACCAGCACCGTGTCGCCGACCTTAATCTGCGGCGGGACCAGAATCTCGCCCGCAGGGGCGTACTGACTCGTCGCCGCAGGCCTAGTAGAGGGTGCCACCGCTCCCTCGAGAGTCGGGGTCGTAGAAGAGTCCGTCGGTGTCATCATCGATCTCCTGCCGTTCCTCGGGGCTGAGCCCCTCCTGTTGCCGTTGGTCCTGGGCTGTCATGTCGCTATTCCGGTAGTCCAGGTGCTTGTGGTCCCCTGCGCGTAGCCTGCGGCGCTGCTCCTCTGCCCGGCGGCGCCGTCGATCCGCCAGAGGCTCGGTCTCCCCGCCCTGGAGGCGCCAGCACACGTAGTGCGCGATCCCCCCGGCGATGATGCAGTCATCGAAGGCGCCCTTCGCGGCCTCGGCCTCCCACAAGCTGCCATCCGTCTGGAAGTCGCGCATCTCGTCCAGGGTGAACTGCGAGTTGATGCGGCAGTCACTATAGCCGGTAATCGGGTCGATCGTGGTGACCCCGGTGTAGAACTGATCCAGGAGGATGGGACGCGTGCGGTTGGTGGTCACCCAGCCCATCTTGGTCGTCCAGCGCTTGTTCGGGTCGGCCTGATCGAGGACTTCCCAGATGAAGAAGTGTCGGTAGCCGAGGTGGAGCTGCAGGGTATCCTGCGTCGACAGACCATGATTGTTACATTCGATCGCGGCCATCGCCTCGCGGCTGTCGGGCCACTTGTAGAGGTGCCCAATGGCGTCGATCACCCCTGCCAGGGCGCGTGGCGCGGTGGTATCACTGATGAATTGCGCGACCTGCTCCTCACACTCGTCGATCGTCCCCATGCGGAAGACATCCACCACCGAGCGATCAAGCCCCAGGCCATCGGCGACATCCACCCCCATCACGTAGCGGTGCCCCTTCCGGGGGTGCTGCCACATCTGGAGACAGTTGAAGAGGGCGCGATCCCCGCCACGCTCGGCCAGCTCCTTGACGGAGAGACGATGAAATCCGAATCCAGGTGGAATGGCGTAGTGCGGGCGGGCTTCGGGGAAGGCGAGGATCACTTGACCACCGACCCCTCGATCACCGGGAATGCCCCTGGCTGTGTGGTTCGGCAGATCAGCGTCATCTGGTCGTCCTGCATCTCCCCATGCGTGTCGCCGTCCTGGAAGGGGAAGCCGCACAGCACACAGGAGAGGCCCTTCAGGTGATCGGGGACGACCCAGATCTCCGGAGGCGGGGTGGTAGAGGATTTGACCTCGACTGTCCGGCCCCTGCGGATCATGGCTCAATCTCGGTGGTCGCGACGACCTCTTCCTGCAGGGTAGTCGGCTCATTCGTATCGAGGGTCGTCGAGGCGTGGCGCAGCCGCTGCTTCGCCCCCAGCGCGACCAGCTGATTCTGCGATTCCTTGTACTCCGCTAGGGAGGCCTCCCGATCAGCAATCAGCTCGGCCCTGGGGGCCACCGTCCAGAGGTCGCACAGCGCACGGCCCTGCTTCTCGAGGCGGTCCATCGTCGCGACGCTGAAGATGGAGCGCCCTGAGTTCTGAAAGGCCTCCTCTGGCTCCGAGGGGTACTCACTGAGGAACCGGTAGAGCTGATCATCATGCACCGCGGCGGCCTTCATCACCTCGTACCAATAGAGCTGCTCGCGCGTGAGCTGGACGGCCCGGTGCATATATTGGGGCCCCTGCTCGGTCGCCCGCCGCGCGAACGCGAGGGTGTCATCGCTGGGGCTCCACCCGGGTGGGCAGGGGAGCCAGTATTTCGTCTTCTCCGCGTAGAAGGGGATGAAGATGTTGAAAAATCGGGGGTCGATCCCCGCACCGGCCTTCTTCCATTCCTGGTGCCAATAATTATTCCTGCCCATCGCGGTGGATTCGCGCCCCATGAGGGTCCGGGGGGTAATCGGCACCGCCGGTAGGAGGGAGCTGTTGATCTGCTCAGGGCGCTCCCAGGTGGTGATCTCGGAGAGGTGAACGGCGGAGTAGGTCTTCGAGCGACCGAGCTGGCCTTTCTCGCCCCCCTCTTCCTGCAGGCCCCCCTTCATCGATTTGCCTGACTCCACGATCACCCGGGAGCCGTTCTTCCACATGATATGGCGATTCTTGGTGTGGTAGAGCTCCTTGGGCTTGAGCCACCAGGGCCACTTCTCGACGACCAATTCGAGCATCCCGAAGAGGCCTTCCGATCCGCTGTTCTGGGGGACATCGCTCGCCACCAGCGTGCGGACCTGCCCATGCGTCAGCACCCGGTGCGCCAGGAGGCTCTGCACGAGGGTGGAGTTGTGCGAAACAAGCCCCTCCGCAATGAAGGTCTTGGTGGAGGTCTGGAGGTCGAACAGCCGGCGCCGACCAAGTGGGCGCACCACCATAACACGATCCCACCCGTACCCCCCAGTACGCTTCCCAGGAAGCTCCTTCCCCTCCCACCACCGCCGCCCGAGGAATCTGGTAGGCCGGGTTAGCCCGATCAGCCGGAAGATCTCGCTCATTCGCGCAACGCTCATCTTACCGACGGGCTTTCGGCCGAACTTCGAGGAGGTCTCAGGGGTCCGGAGGTCTGGAGGGTCCTGGTGGAATGAGGCGTACCCCCGCTCACGGAAGTACCGGGCGGCCCTGTCATAGACCGGTCCGTACACCTGGGAGACGCAGAACTCAACACCCCCCGACCCCTTCGCCCCCCCGCTCCCCTCCCCATCGAGCATCCCACCCATCCAGTAATCCTCAAGGGTAGAACTACCCCACGGTTCGGTAATCCGCCTGATGTACCCCCCGATTTTCATGTCCGCTACCGCACGCCACGCGACCGTCGTCTGCGTACGTGTCCGGTACAGCCATCGATGAGTGGCAGAGCACACGATAGATGTACCAGACGCCAGCACTACCTCAAACGCGGGTTCTAACACATCCCACTTCGCCTCGACGACTGCAGTACGCAGCTTTCGAGAAGCGCCCCGCCCCCCAGGCGATTCCTCATCCGTCGCGATGACTTCCGTCCCAACCGCCAATTCCTCAACAGTAACCCAGCGCAAGTCGGCGGTCAGGACTTTCGTATTTCCTTCGACACATGCACCTAATTGTCGTCCTTTCAAGATGTTAAACAATAAACCATCGGGGTGGCCGCTGGTCCAGTGGTCGTACTCGACGCGGGCAAGTTCCGCCAGGATGAGTTCCTGGCTTTCCCAGAGGGGGTACATGGGGCGCAGGCTCTGGCCGGCGTAGTTGATCCAGATGTAGCGCTCTGCCGCGTACCGGTAGTCGATCTTGACCAGCAACTGTTCGTTCAGGATGAAGGCTTCCTCGTCCTGGGAGAAGGCGCGGGTGGGCTCGCGGGTCTCGACGTCATAGATCGTGTCGAGGCTCGTCCGCATCGCGTGGCAGTGCGCCGCAGGCAATCGCTGCAGCTGGAGGCCGAATTGGGCTTCGAGCCGCTCCTGTTGCGCCGCCACGATGACCGGGTGGTACATCGGGACTCAGGACGTCTCGGGGAGGGGGACCCCGCGGGTGTGCGCCGCGGTGGACTGTGCCAGCAAGGCCGCCGTCTGCTTCTGCTGCGCCAACATCTCCCGCAGCAACTCGATTTCGCGATCCTTCGCCCGCGCCTGCTCGGTCGCCGCGGTCTTCTCACTGTTGACGTGCCCTTCGATCTTGGCGACGGACGTCGAGACGGTTTGCAAGACGGTATCCCGCTCCCGCAGGGCCTTGATCACGACGACCACCGCAGCAGAGACGGCACTGATGATGGTCACGACACCGGCGATGATCACGGTTAGCACCGGAATAGACACCTCACTCAGTAACATCCGGAGTCTCCTCGCTCAGCTCTCCATCGACGGGCGCCGTGCCGGATCCGTAGAGCACGCGATCGGTCGCCTCCTGAAATTTCTCAAACGCCCCGCCGCCACCAGAATTGTTATTATTATTATTGACCTGATTGAGGCCGATCTGGATGCCCCCCTTGGGGAGGAGCTGCGCCATGTCGATCGCCAGCTTCTGCCGCTCGAGATCAGGACTATAAACAAGCCTGCCCGTCCCCTGACAGAGCTCGCAGGGGCCCGGGCTCGGATTGGGCGCCGCAGGCGTGGGGTCGGGGGTGATCGTCCCTGTGCCTTGGCACCCCCCATTACACGGCGCTTCGTAGGGTGCCGCCCTGCGCATGACATCCTCAGTCACGGCCGCGATGCCCGCCGCGATCTTCTGGCTCGCCTTGAGCTTCCCCTTCAGCATCACCGCGGAGGCGAGGTGGCGGAGGAGATCGCCCGGCAGGATGTTGCCCCGCGCACAGATCTCGGCGAGGGAGGCGGTCCGCTGGTTCGGGTCGCCAAGCATGCCGAGGACGTACCGCAGGTCGGGGGTAAGGGGCGCCAGGGTGAGCATGCCTACGAGTTCTGCACGTCCACCGAGATCCGCCTCAATGGTGGCCAGCTCACGGACCACCAGCGGGGTGTAGAAGGAGGCTTTCTTCTCGAGCGCCGCCGGCTTAGGCACGGGGGACCTCCTCCTGATCCGCCGGAGGCTGCTGGTGCTCGATCTCCCACATCGCCAGGATCTCGTCTTCCGTGGGTGGAATGCCCTTCGCGGCGGTGAGGCGCATCTCGATCTCCATCAGGGTGGCCTGGTGCTGCGCGTCGACGTAGGTGACCTCGGTCTCGCGCTGATCGGGCGCGGGGATGACCTGTGGGTATTGATGCGCGTTGGAGAGTTCGAGCGCGGTGGCAATGCGCTCCGCAGCCTTTCTGAGGCTCCGCACCTCTCTGAGGAGGAGGCCCACACTGGCGAGGCGCCGCAGGCTGATCATGAGAAGCTCTGCAGTCCCACGGTCGTCCACCACCAGCCAGGACCGCGCGTGAGGAGCTGCCAGACCGTCCAGCGCGCCAGTGGGGTACCGCCTTCCTGATTGACGAATTGCGCGATAGGCGTCACAGGCATATCCATGCGCGTGACTCTATGCCTGCCGGCGGCTCGTGGTCAAGTCCTCGAGGCGCCCGGACGGATATTGCCAGTCGGTCCCAGGGAAGGTCGGTGACTGATGCCAGTGGGGGTAGCCCATCGCGGTCTGATAGCCCACATGCTGCACGAAGCTCGGCACCGAGGCGAGAATCTGCCCGCCACAGGCCAGGAGCCACGCGCTCAGCAAGCGATCGAAGCCCCCGGGGGAGCCCCAGGTCGGTAGCAGGCGCCGCAGGCATGTGAGGGCTCCGCTGACATCGGCTGAGCGGAGCGCAAACGCCTGACACCCATTGAACAACTGGAGGGGATAGTTCCACGCGCCGTCTCGCCCCTCATGAAAGGCGCGTCCGAACGGACAATAGAAGGTATACAGGGTGGGCGCCGCAGGCTCAGGCCGCTCCGCGATCCACCGATCCACCGACCCCAGGAAGTCGTCGCACACCTGGATGTCATCCTCCAGAAACAGTATCCACTCCGCCCCGGTGGCGAGGCCCGCCTCCAGGCACGCAATGCCGGTCTGGTTGCGCGTACGCTCCATGCTGTCGATGACCAGGATGCGCTGCGCACCCGGCCACCCTGACCGCCGAAGGTTCGCGAGGGTTGGTTCGATGTAACTCGCGCCTGGCCGCGCACAGGTCCCCATGACGACCGCGTAGGTCCGCTGGAAGCCGGGGAGTGGAGCTGGTGCAGGTTGTTGCATCGCGAGACAGCATACACGACTGAGGCGGTTCGGGTGCGGAGGGTACTGAGTACATAGAGGATGTTGTACCGCGTACGCGCGATAGAGCGGTCGACGAGATGCGCGAGCCTGGAAAAATTGACTGAAAAAGTTTATGCGAAGTCAAGCGCGCACGGAGGGTGGTATGGCGGGCCATCCGCGCGGACAATTGGCCGCCTAGCACACACCCGACAGGGAATGCAAGGGAATCGCGCGATTCGTGCGCGGAGGGCTTACCCAGTACGCGCTAGTGGTTACATCGCGCCACCGCGAGCAGCAGTCACGCGACAAGTTGACATGCGATTCGCGATGCAATAGATTAGAGGCCGCTATGCGACCGCGACACACCGACCAGCACATCTCACCAGTACTTGACCGCACCGATCGCGTGTACGGTCAAGCAGCTGTACGCGCTCGCACCTATCCTCCGGAGGCACACATCATGAGCAAGCATCCGTACTCGACCGCCTGCGACTGTCCGCGCTGCAACCGTGAACGCGTACGCCGCGAGCAACAGAGCCGCACCACACCACAGGTAATGCTCGACTGGACGCACAGCCGCAACAGACGCCGCGCACGTGTCGCCCGGGAGTACTGGGACGCCTACGAGTCAGGCGCACCGATGAGCAGTGATGACTACTGACGGAGGCACCCATGAGTGAGACGATCACCCTACGACGTCGCGCCCAGGGCTGGACGGCCGACTACGCCCAGACACCAGACGCACAGCTGTACGCGCACCTGTTCGGGACCACCGAGATACCGCTACCGCTCACCCTGGACGCCTCAGCCGACCACGCGCTCGAACACATGCGCGGCCTGCCGGACGTTCACAAGCGACACGCGACGATTGAGATCGAGCAGTGACACCCCAGGAGGCCGAGCGCATCGGCTTACTCCTCGCCCTTGCGACCCTTCGAGCGGTCTACGGCTCGGCACCGTCGACCAGTACACCCACGCCGACCGACGCCGGCACACCTCGACCAGAGAAGACCACCGAGGCCCGGCAGGAGATAGACCAATGAGAGAGACCAACATCGCAACCGCACAATCCGAGTACTACAAGCGCCCCGCCGATGAGCGGTTCGCCTCAGTCGCCGCCCTGGTCGCAGCTGCCCAGTACGACAAGGACCACAGCGCCGAGCGCACCTACAACCTCAAGGACCTGAAAGCGGTTGTCGAGCAGACCCACAACACCGAGACGTTCGACCGCACGCCCGAGCAGGAGGTACTCAGGCTCGAGTCCCCCAACGGCCGCGCCCAGCTCACGCACTACGCCTTCGGGCAGCTCGCTCGCACCATTGGCGCGCCCGCCAGCTACCTGCGCACCCTCCCGCCCGAGCTCGCCGCCCGGAATATCAATCACGGGCTACAGGAGAGCCCCGCCGGCACCGCGGCGAACCTCCTGGTACGCGCCAACGGCGGCACCCCCACGATCCGCGCAGCCACCTCCGACACCTACGGCCGAGTGTGGGATGCGAGCCTCTACGGGGAACTGTCGCGCCGCTTCATGGACACAGACAGCCGCTGGATCACCCCGCCCACGTGGGACGGCACGCCAGCCGGCGCGTACCGTGGCGATCGGGATTCGTTTGTGATCGTGGTGAACGGCGGATCGATCGTGACGGATCCGAGCCTCAGCAACCGACCCGGATCAGGTGCAGGACTCAGACAGCCCACCGACACCACCGGGCCGACGGATGGCATGTTCCGCGGCTTGATGCTCCGCAACTCCGAAGTGGGGCACTGCAGCATCACGATCGAAAGCATTCTGTTTCGCTACATCTGCGGCAATCACATGCTCTGGGGGGCGATCATGGATCGCCAGTTCAGGCGCCGCCACGTCGGCACCAAGATCACCCGCGACACAATGCGCGAACTGCAGGATCTGGCGTGGAAGTTTACTAACCGCACGGCCGCCAGTGACGAGGCGATCGTGCGCGGGCTTATCGACCACGAAATCGCGCACACCCGCGAGGCCGTGATCGATGAACTCAAGAAGATGGGCGCAACCAAACAGCAGGCGGAGGAGGCGTACGCGACGACCGAGCAGAAAGAGGCCGCCAGCCCGCGCAGCTTCTGGGGCATCGCGCAAGGGCTGACGCGGAACAGCCAGGAGAGCGGGTACCAGGACGATCGCCTCGTCCTGGATCAGCTCGCCGCGCTGGTCCTTAAACGTGGCGCCGCCCTGGTCACGGTCTAAGCCATGCGATACCCTGCACTCCCGACATGCGACGATCGGCAGGCAGGCGAGACCATGCCGGAGTACGCCGCGCGCGTACTTCGGCATCTTCTAGCCACCGATTGCACCGCCACCCTTACCGACGAGCAGCTGAGCCAGGCCGACACGGCCGCCCAACTCGCCGCCGCCCAGCTCAGAGACGACGAGGGCCGCGCCTCGCGCCTCGACCCCGCCCAGCTGCACACCGTGGAGACGCTCAGCGCCGCCAGGAGGAGCATCGACCTGGTACTGACCTGGAGACGCCAGGACGACGCGCGCCGCGCCCAGGGCGACCAGCCAGCCGCCCGCACGAGCCATCCCCAGCCCGGGACGCAAGGCGGCCGACCTGCACCGCTGCACCCGCCGCCACCCAGCCACCCGGGCAGCCCGGACGCCCTGCAGCTGCCCAGCCTGCCCAACCAGTACGACCAGCTCCGCCAGGACAGGAGGCCCGCCGATGGCATCCGCTTCTAACCGCCGAGGGGGACAGGCCGCCCGCCTGTCTCCCGCCCAGGCCCAGCTCGCCGACCGCCTGATCGG